GACCGCCGGACGATTTACCACTGCCTTCTCCGTTGGAACCTTTGAAACTCCTTTGTTGCGTAGCTCGTTTAACATCTTACGAACCCGCTTCTTCTTTAATCCTGGAAATAATGGAAAGAACATCTCCTCAACCCCCTCTTTCATCTCAGGATCTTGTATAGCCATTGCCAGTTCAGGCGACATCTGTGCAATCTCCTCGAGCGTCACCTCTTTAAAAACCCGAGTTGTCTCTCGCTTCCAGTATGTACCAAAAAATGTTATTCCATTCTGCAAAAGATAATTAGCACCGATAGCCGCTTCCCTCTGTAACTCAGTCATCGATCCCATCCGCCACTTCAGAAATTCACTTACCATCTTGGCCGATGTAATATCTCCACTCTCCACGGGAGCCGCCACCAGGTTAGCCTGTGAAAGCGATTGCGACAGCAAAGCCACATCCCCGTCAATCAACGGGTTCACAAGGTTAGGTTCTAAATCGGAACTCCCGTCCCAGGGAAATGCTTCAGGTCCATTCTTTTTCCCCGATTCATCCTTACCTGCCCACTCATTAAAACGACACTCCCTCGCCTGTTCAGCCTTATCCATCCAAAACGATAGATTCGCCCTCGCCTCATTAAACTCATGCTTGATCGAATCTACATCCGGCCCCTTCTCATCAAACTCCTGTACTTCTAATCCACTACTTTCCATTTTTAACTCCCAATTCTAACATATGTTTTTTAAAATTACTCAGGGCCGACTTCTCTATCCTTCGCATCGTCTCAAACCCTACTCCCACAAAGTCTGCCATCTCCTGAATTGTATAAATCCTACACTCCCGATCCTCCTCAAATGCAGACAATCCCTCCTCCACAACCAACTCCCGTAGCATCAAATCAATCCGCTTATCCTGCTGTTCAGGCGATTCGATACAGATCATCGTCTCCCTCGACTCTCTTGACATATACCTCCGACTTTGGCGGGTGATTATCTTCGGGCTTTTTTACACACCTAAATACTCCCTCCCGATCATTAAAATAGATAAGCATCAACCTCTGATTAGGAACCAGCTTCAGCACCCTCGCCGTCTCAATCTGCTTCTGCGGGGCTTCAGGTAATCCCACCTTCCCATCCGAGTCCTCTTTCCATATTCCTATGCAGGTCGAACGGGGGATTCCCATCTCCTTACTTATCTTCGGCCAACTCGTACCCGCCTTCCGCAAAAGAACCACCTGGTCCCTCTGCATCTTACTCCACTTTCTTACTTTTCCCATAAATCAATAACTCCCTCCTCCTGTTGCCACCATTTCCTCCTCGTCAAAGTATTCAAAATTGCCCACTGCGAAGTACCTCACTGTATCGACCATGTCCTTGGCAGGATGCTTCAAATCTCCAATCTGATACTCCTGCATACAGGCCACCAGGTTCTGACATTCATCCGAAATCATCAACTTCGGGTGATTATCAAATCCCATCTCCCGACTCCTATCCCATGCCAGCAGGTTATTGATCGCCTGCAAACCTGTCTCAATGTCCAAAGCTTCTGCCGGCTGTACCACAATGTCCTCATCCGCCAAATCATCGATAATGTTGGAAGATCCTTCCGACTTCTGATAACTCGCCGCTCCTAACCTCGGGTCGATTATCCGCTCAACATAACGATCACCCTCCATCTGCCGGATGATTTCCGCATAATCCTTTAACCCGAAACCATTAGGCTGTGCCGCTTCCCCTGCACTCACCTTATCCCCCTTTGTCAGATCAATCCATCCTCCCCAGGTGTCAAAATCAGGAAACTCCTTAACCGCCCAGGCGACCCCATGCGGATCTATTCCAAATAATACCATCGTCCAAGGCTTTGCTCCAGCAGGGTCAATCGATAATACCCAATTCGCATCCGAATCATCCTTCAAAACAGGGATATCCTTGGCCTGGACGATGTTCTTGTCGGAAAAAGCCGGAAACACTGTTTTAGATGCCTTTACAGGCACTCCATAGGCCCGGCAAAGGATCGTTTCCCTCTTTTCTCCCTCCAGTTGTGTCTTCATGGCTGACCAACCGCCAAACGGATTGGCCTCCGTATGGAAATATACCACGCTCGAGGCTTTCCGTAAGGGCTGTTGGACCAGGGGAACTTCTTCGCCATCCAATAAATCCGCTTTTGCCGACTCCACTGTCTTTGCTCCCGTAAGCATCGACTTCACTACCGAGTTCCACCCGTCCACAGCCGTGAAGCTGATGATGCCCTTACTATTCCGAGTTACAGTTCTGAATCGAAGAGTCTCCACCCAGGGCATCGGTACAAGCTCATCTGCCCAATAGCCGATATTATGGGTTCCGTTGACCGGTTCCTGCGGACAACCGATTTCTCCACCCTCAATCGTGCTAATATCCTGCGACCAATTACGAAATATGCACTCAGATCGATTAGGCAGAGTGAATTTGCCTGCTGTAAATCCATTTCTAAGCGAATACATCACATATCCGACCTTACCTCTACCTAACGATTTTAACTCCTTGGGCAGGTACTTAAATATTAGCTTCTGCTGGAACTGAATACTGTTGGCCGATGTCTCCGTAAGACACCATATGATCGTTCCTGGGTTCTCGACTAGACACTGAACTACCCGCTTCGCACAAAGCTCGGACTTCCCCGCACGATTGCCTCCCATAAGGAGAATCTCTTGGTGCGATTTTAACTCTCTATCCGCTAACTTCCATGTTTCCAGTTCAAAGCCATGCCGGTACGGATCATCCTTCTCCAGCTTGATCGCTTCCTCCCGCTTTTCCCAATACGCTAAAATTGACTCGGGGGTCATCCGCAGTAACTCCGATTTGCTGAGGGGAGGTAAGGCGGGATGCGGAGTCCATTCGAGTGGCATATGTCCATGTTAGCAGATGGAGCGGGTGGGCGGACATCGGGTGGGGCAATTTGTCAGAATTTTTTTATGGGACATAATCGGTCGCGGTGGCCGGCAGACCGCTCAACCTGACCCCCTCCCCCCCTGTCTGTTTGTCAGGATCATAATATTTTTTATAGTGCGAAATGTGGTGTTTTTTGCGTAAGTCGCTGATATATATATGTATCCGTAACAAAACTAGATTTTTACGAGTTACGCATAATAAGGATTATGTCTAATTGTACTTGCCAAATACCTTATTGATAATTCATTCTCATAATACTGCACCGATTCATTCCATGCCTACAAAGAGACCAAGAAAAGTAGAATATGCTGAGAATCTTCCAGCGAATCTAAAGACCGATGATGTATGTCCATCAGTTTGGACCGGCCAACAGCTTTACGATAAGCGACCAAAGGATTACGCCAAAGTAGTTCAGATGCTCGCCCAAGGGGCAACAGTCTCATCGATAATTAAAACCTGTAAAGTTTCACCGCATACAGTTGCAATCGTCCGATCCCGTGAGGCAGATGCCCTGAAGGACTCTAAAAAGCATTTGAGAGGCTTAATTGGCACTGCGACTCATCTTGCCGTTGAAAAGCTCATAACGAAGCTACAAGACGATGAGATACCAAACGGAGTCCTGCCAATCGCCACCGGCATATTAATCGACAAGCACAGACAATATGAAGGTGAGCCTACCCAAACCATCGAGGTAAAGAAATCTTTGAGCCTGGACGAGATCCGAGCCGAGCTTGCCAATCTGAAAGATGAGAAGGTAGTCGATGCTGAGGTTTCGGATGTAGAATCTTAATTTTTTTCATCCCCTAGCCTACTAACTAATAGGCACTTACAACATTCGTAAAAATAAATGTAAAACATATCTTGCTTTTCTGTACAGGTAAGCTAGATTGAGAGCATGGACAACAATGCTACACAAATTTCACTCACTACTAACGAACTGGTTATGCTTCAGATGATTGCTTGTAACTGCTACACGTCAGCCAACTATTCCGAGCCTAGGAGCTTTGACGAATGCGGATCGCCTTGGTCGAACTGCCTCGATGACTGCGAACTAAAAGATGGAATGGTAATGCCCGATTCTAAATCATTTGGCGGTATCGTCTCTTCTTTAGTCAAAAAGGGGTTAGCAGAATGCTCGGGGATGAATGACCCTGAAGATTGCACAGCTTTAACCGAAGAAGGTTTTAAAGTATGGCAAGACCAAGTGCAGAAGGTGGATTTCTCATGATCTGCCAATTCTGCGAATATGAGTTCCCCGATGGACTTGGAAAGTACGGATGCCCTAACTGTTATGGCGAGGGGCTGGATGAAGATGAAAGCGAAGGTAATTCTAAACAAGAGCCAATATCATGCAATTTAGAAAACTTAAACGATTAGCTTCAGAGTTGAATGTTGGAGTTGAACAACCTGTCTTCTCTTTTGGAGAATGGGAACTACCCTTTTATGCTTTGGAAGGTTTCTCTTTTAATGGACAATTTACTTGCTCCTCATTTTTCGTTGACGATTTGGATGCCGAATTTACAAAAGGCCAAGTAATCGAAATGGCATGGGAGCATATTAAAAATGAGGCTGAAGAAATCAGTAACGAGATTTATGAGGAGTAATAATGACCGATAAAAAAGAATGGGGCGGTAAGCGTCCAAACCAAACCGGCCGACCGCCTGCCCGACCTGGGGTTCGCCGTGTCGGATTCCATTGCATGGTTGATCCGGCAACCCGCGACCTGATCAAGCAGTATGGACAGGCTAAGAAGTTATCAGTAGGTCAAGTGGTTGACGAGTTAGCGAGTAAAATTAAACCGAGTGAGTAGCTCTCCCGATCAAATCTTTCAACCTATTGATCCGACTAGTAATTCGCTTTAAGGCTGTTTGGATGTAGTAGTTATTGCCCTGCTGGGCGGGCAACTACTACTTACAGCCTTTTTGCACTAGTAGTACTCCTACTATATAAGGGGTTTACTACTAGTTTTGAGACAGAGTTGAGACAGGATTATTCGGTATAAGAGTAAATGTTTTCTTTACCCTTTTGAGTCTTTAGTTCACTAATATTCTTCGTCTTTTTAATAAGATTTCGCAGTTTATTAGGATGTATTTCCTCCCCTGTTTTCTCCTCAAGTTTGGTTCGAAGATTATTTAATCCCATGATCGAGTTAGGTTTTAATATTTCGATGAGGGCAGTGGAGAGTTTTTCGTTTAACTTTTTGGACTCTTTCGTCTGACCTGGCTTTCGAAGTTTGGGTTCCATATCAGGCTTATGGATAAAGTTCGGCCAAGAAAATTCTACGACTTGGGGTGAGGGAGTCGGAAAGTCTCGGAGGGTGGCCTCGAGTACCAGGTGATCCTCTTCTTCGTGGGGAGTCAGGGTAAGGATGGCATCGGGATCTCTGGCAAACACGCCTGACCCGCTTGCCCGGTCAATGTGGTCCGTGTCAGACTTGTTTCCTTTGGAGAAATGGTGGGCATAGACGAATGAGCAGTCTAGTCTTTCGGAGAACTTCTCCATTCGGTTTACCACTTCGGAGATAGCACCGGCATCGTTCTCATCGGCTCCAGTGGCGAGCTTATAGAAGGGATCGACAATTACGAGGTCAGGGCGGTGGTTCTCAAGGTCTTCTATGTGATGGACGAGGTCTTCGAGAGTACGGGACTGGCCTCGTAGGGAGCAGTACATAAAGTTTTGATTCTTGGGGTCATACTGGTCATTCGCATTGACCATCTCGGCTATTCGGCGGGCGGCAATGCGTTTTTTAAGTTCAAAGTCGAGGTAGATTACCTTGGAGGTGGCTGTGCGGTGGCCTAACCAGGTAGACCCGTTGGCGGCGGCTAGGCCGAGGTGAAGGAGGGAGAGCGTTTTACCTGCTTTGGATGAGCCTGAGATGATCATCTTGGAGCCTTTGTGGAGGACACCCTCGATGACCTGCTTGGGCATGGGATCGGTGTTATGGGTCATCATCTGCTCGAGGGATAGGAACTTGGGTGGAGGGAGCGGATCATCGATTGCTATGGAGTAAGCAGTGGGCGGTGAATCCTGTTCGGTATGGGTTGGGTAATCGATCTTGCCCTTGGAGGCGAGGTATCGGTCCACCTCATCCACATCGGCGAGCACTTCGGGTGTTAGGTAATCTTCTCTTCTGGCCATGTTATGTTGTTATTTATGTTTTGTTTTAATTAATATGATAATATCGGGTTTAAAGGTATCGGGATCGCGGACGATCAGAACGGACTTCTCCTCATCCATCTGATCGGCAAAATGGCAGGCTTCCTTTACGGGAACGCCTAGATTAATAAACCGTCGTGCGATCATTTTTTTGAGGAAGAACTTGTGGATCATTCAATCCTTCCAAAAGATGATCGGCTGGGCGGCTGGCAGGCTGGCCTCTTTGCGACGGGTGCCCCAGGGTAGCCGGCAAAGTTGGTTCATTAGTTTAAATCGTGGATCTCCACCGAGTTTTTGGGATAGCTCGAGGAATGCCTTCTTATTGCCGGGAGTCCATTTGAACCAGGCATGGAGGGACTTGCCTCCTGAGTTTACGATCATCTTGAGTTCGGCCTCATTCTCGAGTCGCTTAATCAGTCCAAGCTGTTGCTCGAAGGTCAGGGACGGATCATCTGTTTCGTGGAGCAGATATTTCCGTCCGAGCACCTGGGATTCTGATCGGTTGGTCGCTTGGGAGGGGAAAGTGTTATAGGTGATGAACTGGTATTGGGAAAGATCGGGTTGAGCGATCCAATCGGATGCGGGTAAGAGCCTGCCCTTCTCAGCCACCTGTCTCTGTATAAATATATACTCGGATGGATCGAATAGTTTGCTGACCGCCTCACCGGCATTCATTGGAATGGGGTCTGATTTTATTGTGTATTTTTCGAATAGCCCTGCTTCGCCTAGATTCTGTTCCTTCAGGGATGGATCGGGCTGAGTGACCTTGATCGGGTTGGAGGGTATGTGAGGGCTATTATGGCGGTCGTAGGCTCCCTTGACAGCGTTCCTGACCTCGGAAGGTTGGTTGGGTCGATGGGATACATTTCGGAGGATATGCTCGACTGCTCTTTCCGCCTCACTCGCATCATCGATATGCCTGGTGACTACGAGGGCGAGTCGCAGGATGATATCATGGTGAGACAGTGTACCTGCTGGCAGATTCTCGAGGCATCTGCGAAGATCTCCTTTGAGGGTGGCCATTATTCTTCTGCGAGTATTCGGGCGATCTGCTCGGTGATTTTTAGCATCGCCCCTCTTTCAATCTTGGAGATGGTTTCACGGGCAACGCCTGCTTTTCGTGCGATTTCATCCTGAGTAAATCCGGCATGATCGGATGGAACCGAGCGAAGCATTTGTTTGAGCCTCGCATCGGTCGCCATCTTTCGAACGGAGTTATTCTGTCGCCTCTCCTTCATCATCCACAGTCACCCATTTATCGATGAAATACTTTGGCAGTCCCGCCTCGGACACATGGAGATCATTCTCGTCCGGCTCATGTCCCTTCCTTGAAATATGAACGATCTGTGTCAGGATTTCATGCCTGTTACCTAATCGCCTGATCGCCCAAGCCTCATTGGCAAAACGAATGTCATCGAATATGATTAACCGCCTACCCAGGTGATCCTCTGCCTGTCGCATGGCTGCATCCACCCATATATTCGGATAGATCGACTCCCTACCCCATTCGGTTCCGAGTGACTGGAGCATCCGCCTGACAGTTATTCCATCGGGAAAGCCTGGAATGGGTTCCTCCTTTTTCTCCAGCCAAGCGGGATGCGGTAGGATTACCTTGAGCATCTCCTTGATCGGGGTGGCGAATGACAGGATGGCGGCTCCATCGAATGATTTGGCGTAGGTGCTTTTACCCACTCCCTTGGGACCGCATAGGCCGATTATTTTAGGTGCTGGGTAGGTCATAGGATCGCTATAAAGAAGGATATAATCGTCCATGCGAAGGCGAGTATCGCCATCCCGAATAGGATGTAATGGAGTGGGTGGAGTTTCATGGGACTAGAACCTTGACTGTTCCGGGCATACGGAAAAGTTTAGACTTTTCATTCTTGATCCACTTATTCCATGTAGCGATACCGCCAAAGAACATTGTGTGATGGGTAATTGCTTGTGCTCCTGGACTGCAAAGCCTTTTCAAATTCAAAAGATGTTTACGGAAAGTAAATACAGGATCGTCCTCTTTTAATTCTAAACCTTTAAATAATCGCTCTACTATAAAAGTATCAACCTTTGCATGGTCGGCTTTCTTGAGCTTGTTTCTGATTACATAGTGAAGAGCCGCAGTGCTAGCGGGAGGTATCTTAAAGTGTTTCTGGTTATTGTGAACCTGCGATACTGAGTATTCGATGTCGGGATATTTCGCTAGGACATCTATAATTTCGTAAGTAGGAATAATGATACGGGTATTTCCGCCAATACCTTTGGGAAGACCAGTGCTTGAATTTATCTTCTCCATCAGTTGCAAACAGGCACTAAGCGAGTTGGCATACTTCTTTCCATGTTTGCTTAATATGTCGCCATTAGTTCTTTTTTTACCGATGTCATGAACTGCAAAGGTTTCAGGGTCATCGTGATAATATACTGTACCCTCAAATGTACATCCTGATTCAATGCTTGCCATCATGCGATGTTGCCCATCATCAAGTTTGCCATTGCAGAAAGAAATTTGAGATGAAGGTTTCCATCTTCCATTCTCCATTGCCTTTGCATACAATTTCACTCTGCCTGGTTCTATTGGTCGATTCGCGACTCTATCTTTCAATATTTTCTCAGCAGTACTCGGTGGTATTATAGCTATGTTGTTACCATTTCGTTTTTCCGTTTTGATTTTATATGTTGTGTCCATGTTGTTAGTAGTGGGTTTTGATCTCTCCTTCTGCCGCCAGGGGGAGTCCCTGGTAGTTCGGAGATTCTTGGGTTAGTAGTTGTAAAAGTAAGTCCAGTGCCGCCTGTCCCTCGTCCACGCCTACCTCGAGGCAGATACTGTCGTGGACATGGAGACAGACGGGCAAGCCGGCGGCCTCTATTCGGATAAGGGCATCGGCGAATATGGATCGTGCGGTTGCCTGAACAAGGTTCTGAAAGAGTCTAGCCCCGTAGATTTTGACCGGCTCATATCCACGGGTAGTCGAGGCATAGAGATCCCCGTCCTTTTCATGGGCATTAAAATAGCGGACGGGTACACCGCATCGTGTTTCAAATGTGATACACTCGGGAGTCTCCTTCATCCATTCTCGGAATTGGTCCTCCATTTTGGACCAAGCGAGCATGACATCAGGATTCTGTGCTCGGTAGAGAAGCACCTGTTCTTTCGCCTGTGACTCGGTCATATTCACCCCGTAGCTTTTTGCTACCTCGACAAACTTTGCCGGTCCGCATCCATAGCCCAATCCCAGCAGTCTCGCCTTGCATAGCTTTCTCATTTCAGGGGCAAGCTCGGCCATAGGTTCATCCTCCTTATATAGTTTGGATGCTCGGCCATGTGCCTCGTAGATATCGATTCCACCACGGACTAGGCCGAGGAAATCTAAATCGCCTACCAGGTACGCAATCACGCGCGGTTCGATCTGCGATAAGTCGGCTGATACTAAGACCCGACCGGCGGGAGCCTTGAGGCATTGTCTTGCCGAGATGTCACCGATTCCATCGTTAGGGATCGCCTGGAAGTTAATGACACCTCCACCACTCCATCGTTTCGTATGTGGAGCACCGCAGTATTTCAAACGGGTAGGAACCCGCCGGTCGGATCGTTGACCCATCAGTAGTTTTTCGAATGTTTGATTGGCGAGGTTGGCCTGCCTCCATTCGGTTGTTTGTTTCGGAGTTTCCTCTAAAATTTTATCTGTCTTGTCGATGAACTGCTGACAGAGTGGACCATCAATCGCCAATCCTCTTAAAGCGATTCTGCGGGTCAGGGATGATAGTAATCTCTCC